GTCAATCCGGATTCAGCGGCCTGTAGTTCAAAGGCTTTTAATTGTTCATTGGTGCCTTCTGTTTCTATATAACGAGTAATTTGTTCACGCACCGGTTTGATCATCATCATACCATTTTTGTGCATACAAGCATCCATGACCCAACGCTCTAGAATAAAGTGCGGATCATTCATTTGGTTAACAACTTTTGACACCATGCTGGTAGCTTGACGTGCGGCTTCATCATCCCATTCACCGTCAGCTACAAATTCAAAGTTGATTTCGCCATTGGGCATAAGGCCTTTGGCAATAACTGCTGTGGCGTAATCTACAATAGGCTTGACTGTAGGATGTATGTAATCAATGCCGTTAACGGGTGCAGTACTGTCAGTGACTGCCAAACATAGATAGTGATAATCGCTGGCTCTGTTAACAGCGTTCTTTGTGCCTAGATAACGCAGGTAACTGGCCATCTTAGTGTCCATCATGCTTTTCATACGCACAAAGTTGGCGTTGATTTTTTTGTTTCTATTGATGTCCAATATTGGAATATTTTTTATGTCTAACATATGGGCGAATTACCTTTAGTATATCTATTATTTAGCGTTTTTTAATCCGGTAAAATAATTCTAGGGCGATGCAATTCGTCCTGCAGGTCGCAGGCATGACAACGAGCTGTTAGTGCATCTTCATCATCCAATTCATATATTGTGTGAGGTGTCATTGCTGTGCAAGCGGCTATTTCAAATGATTTAGCATGGCGTTCACACAATATCATTGTGTTTTGTTCTATGGCACAGATAAACATTACAGTGAGTCCTTTAACTTAGCAAGTTCTTCATGTGTTAAGAACATTTCAAACCTACGTTCAAATATACTTTGACTCAGTATTTGTATGTGCCAAACTGATGTTGCTTCAACCCAAGTCTTTTTGACTCGTAATTTGTAATCTTCTGTGTTGATTACATCATGTTCTTCTCGTGGTGCTTGTCCACCATATACATGTATTTGTCCGTGTTTCATTGCTTGTCCTTATTCTGGTGAAAACGTTTGTTTCCACGCTGGTCTATTTGTGTATTCTCTAGATACGTATTTGTCTCGCTGTGCTGCCATGCGTTGTTGCGGAGTTTTATTATCCCAGGGTTCTGCTATGCCTTGTAGGCAAGCCAATAGAGCATACCTAGCACTATCAATGCAGTCATCTGGATCACTAAATCTTCCTTTTTCATCTACATAGTAGTTAGTTGCTTCGCTCAAGAATTGTGTGCAATTCTCATTGACCATTAAACTTCCTACTTCTAACATTTGTCGCATTTGGTTGATACCATATGCTTTGTGGTTAGTGACTCTGCCCTGTGGATCTGGCGGATTCATAATAGCTTTATCATAGACATTAAGTTCATACTGTTCAAATAATTCACGAATGCTGTTGGCACTCATAGTGTATCTGCCAGCAGTACTAGCGTCAGCAGGTAAAACGATAGGAGTACCGTACACTTCAGGACGAAGTAAATGATTGATATACTGAGTGGGGACAGCTTCTTCAATGCCCTGCACAACAATTTGTCTATGTAAAAAAGCAGTCTTCTCATGTGGTTCCCAATACATTAATGATATAACAGTTTTGTCGTTGACCAAGCCCAAGTCCAAGGCAATAACTCGTTGTATGCGTGGCATGCGTAAAAAGTCAATTTCACCTGTTTTATATGTGGGCCAGTTGCCGATTTGAAATACTGCACCTTTACCCATGACAGGCTTACCAGCAATACGTGCTTCACGTTCATGCGGCAAGTAATCTCGTTCCAATTGACGGCGTGTTTCATAGAGCAAGAATGGCATGCCCCATGGATCCATTTCAGGAACATCATCCCATGCCACACGAATAAATTCATAGCCTGTTTCTTTGTTCCAAAATTTACTTACAAGTCCGTTGAGGCCTTTGAGCGGTGTGAACGAACATAAAACTTTGCCCTGCGTGGTAGCAGTTCTAGTAACGATTTCACTGAAAAAGTCATCCGGTGGCTGCTCGTCAAACACCGCCAAATTAAGTTTGAAACCTTGTAGTTGCCTAACTTCCTGTGTGTAGTTAGCAAATAATAGATAACTGTTAGTACCACTGACGTGCCGGATCTCACAGCCGATGTTGTTAGCACCATCGTTACGCATAGTATCAACAACAATACAATCACGGGGGACAGCACCAGTGCCCAAATTTTCTGTAATCTTAACATCCTGTGTTCCTAATAATTCATTTTGCAATACCAGGGCAACCTGACTCCAACCTTCACCTGCTACCATGCAGGTAATGGGTTGTGTAAATCTATGTCCCTGCCACCAATCAGGATAAAGTCCAGTTAGGTGCATGGCAGTTTCATAGCAGGTACTCACAGTTTTGCCAATCCTGTTTGCCGCAAGTATTCCTCGGCGTTCACTGTTGCCAGTTAAAAAGAATTTCTTTTGATGTTCAAAGGGTCTAAAGTATTTGAGCTGATTATACCGCATGTCATCGGCAACGGCAATGCTCAAATCCATTAGTTCAGTTTTTACATCGCCATTTAAATTAGCCAAGGAATCCAATGTTAGGTCATACTTGTCCACTGCCCAACGTAATGCACGGCTCATTAATATTTCATTACCCAACATTAATGTAACCTTACTTGTGCTAGTTTAAAATGTAGATAATCAGTTAAACGTTTAAGTTCTTCATGGTCTAATCTTAGATGTACTAAGAAGTCCGGTTTATCATCATGATTGAATCTAAATGAGAGTTCAAATTCATCAGGACCCGTCCATATTCCGCCTACATCTAATGCACTTGTTTCATCATGAGTTAGGTTGAACATGTTTTATATCTCTGTGTATTTGATATACGTTGTGCAATGCTTGACTCAGTGCGGCAATTTCATCGGCTGTGGCAGTCCATGTTGCAGGATCATTTAATGCGGTGGGTTTATTGGTCAGTATGGCTTGTAAACGTTCCGCTATCAAACGCATGACATGCTCACATTGGCCAGGAAACTTTTCCACAAATGCTTCTCTATGTGCGGCATTTACTTTTTGTAGTATTAAAGTATCTTTGACTATGCGAGCTTGTTGCGCTTGATATATTGCGCCATCTCTAGGAGTATGGTCTGTCATATTAGTTGCTTCTTGTGTCAGTGCCCCATGGGTCAACAATAGCTTCACTGTTAAACTGTCCAAAGTCACGGTCTACGAATGTGTCCCAAAAATTACCTTTGTTAATTTTCATACTCTGCATCATGGTACGTAGTCTACGTCCCACTGGAGTCAGCGTGCCATCATCACGCTGAATTGTTTGTTCGCCTGAACATTTGCCAAGCCATTTGATAATCTCTGGACGTTCACGACCAAATTTGTCAATTTTTGTGCCATGCGGTACTTTTTCCCATGGACCATTGATTTCATAACTGATTGTGCCATCGTTGTATTTGCGGAATGTGCAATGACATTTTTTACCCACGGCTCTAGCGTCTGGATCCGGATGCGGAACAAAAGGACTAAAGAAATAATTTTGCAATTCGCTTTCGGGCGGTAAAGTAGGATCACGTGCGGGAATTTCTGGAAATGGTTCTTCGGGCACCATTTCTGCTTTATCTAGATATGGATTTTCACCGCCAATAAAATTAGTGTCAATGTCTTGTCCGTTGAGAGCATCCATGGCCACTTGATATTTTAATTTGTTGGCACGACCTTTTAAGTTTAAGACAATCCCCGTTTCATCAAAGACAAATCTCTCAAGTTCTTTGGCCGTGGGAAAGTCGGTCATTAAACCTTCCATGTCGTATTCAGCGTTACTTATTGAACGTGGCGCAATGCCAGCAACTTGATTTGCTACTTCAATTATTTCTTGGGGTGTTGGAGAAGCGTCATCTTCCCATGGGCTGGCTACGTCTGTAGGCGTGGCTGTTTTCTTAGTCATTTCATTTCCTTTATATAAACAGGGAAACTATTGTTTCCCTGCCTACTATGCTATATTGAGACTATTGTCTCATTTGTATTTAACCTTTAAAAGTTATTAAAACTTTGTGTGGCATTTTGGTTTTGTTGTGGAACTTGGTTACCAAAATTTTGGCCAAAAGATTTACCGCCGCCGCCAAATATACTGCCGGGCATCATGCCCGCACTCTTACCGTTACCGTACTGCCCTTGTTGGGGTTGACCAATATTCTGTTGTTGAGTTGATGGAGGTTGGCCGAATTGTTGCGGTGCACCTGGTAGTGGGCCTGGGCCAAAACCAACACCAGGTCCTAGATCTGGGCGAGGTGTATAAGGGCCACTAGGCATGCTTGGGCTTGGGCTTGGGCTTGGGCTTGCAACATTATTCAACAAGGGTGCTAGCCCAGCAAGGCCACCTTGCATATTAGCACTGGGATTGAATTGTTGATAAGATCCAAAACTCATGATTACTTCTTAGGTGCTTTGTATTTTGCTGGCAACTTAGCACCATTGGCAGTAGAGTTTTTCTTTGCACCAACGTTGGTGTCTGCGCTTAGACCTTCAACAGCTGGATCACGGAAACTTTTCATGCCTTCACCACGACGAGCAACTGCACTAGTTACCATGTCGGCTAGAGCACTTTTCTCATTGCCTGTGCTGGCTTTTTCTTTCATGAACGTTGAACGCTTACCGCCTGCATCCATGTTGCCAGTTGTGGGACCACGCTTTTGGTTGATCTCTTTTGCCTGCATGTTTTTTGTAGATATTCTCATACTTGATTTCCTTTAGTTGGGCCACGACCCATGTTAATTTTGTCTGCGTTGCCCTTGTAGTTTTGACCTTCACTGGGCATAAATGCTCTAGTGCCAGGAAAACGTCCGCCACCACTTTCACGTACTTGTGGATTGGCTGAACCAGGGAACATGTCTTTGCCTGGAGTAAACTTTGGTAATGCGGCAGCATCTGGATATGTGCTGTCATCGTCACTCTTGTTGCCTACTGTAGGACCACGTTTGTTGTTAAACGTTTTGTTCGGGTTTTGGATACCGCTGTGTTGGTTACCGGCGAATTTGTTTGCACCACGATTAACGCCATTACCTGCCATGCCGTTAAAATCTAAGTTCATATCGCTTTGTGTAATGCTATTATGCTTCATTTCATTTTTCCTTTTTTGCTTGCTGCCGCTCTCTTAGTAGAGTATGCGATTGCCACGGCCTGTTTAGGAGGCTTACCTGCGGCGATTTCTTTTTTAACATTCTCTGTGAATGCTTTTTTGCTGGTTGATTTTTTTAACGGCATAATGTTATTTATACTTGTTTGACCCCAGTAAGTTTGCTCAATGCTTCTGCAAAGGCCAACTGCTTGGCTTGAACTGCGTCTTCGCTGTCAGTTACTTCAATTTTAGCTAGAGTATTCATAACTTTGTTTAGAATCAAATTATGATACTTTAACACTACATTCTTATCACCTTCATTGCGAGCTGATATAAAATCTTCAACTAGTAATTCTTCGTAACGCTGTCCGCCTGTGCGGGATTCTAAGCTGGACAATAAGTCTTCTACGCTGACGTGATTCTTACTGCCTTTTTTACGGCCAGCATTGGGGCGAGCTCCGCCACGGCTGGAGATCTTTTTCTTTTCTTTGGGTTGTTCTATGCTATCTGTTTTCATAATATTATTTAGCAGGATTAAATACAGTACTAGACTAGGAATTGCAATGAATTACACATGGACCTTTGCCACACTTGCTGACGTTGACAGCATAGTTAACATGGCTGAACAACACTTTCAACAAGAAATTGATTTAATCTTTAAACCAGAACCTCCAATATACGCTAGAAACCTAGCTTATGCTGTGCTTAATCAAACTTACTATCCAGGCAGTGAATTATTAACTGTGGCTAAAACTCCTGACAATACTTTATTAGCTTATAACTGGGCTAAGAGTAACGACCGCGCATTTTGGAGCGATGATTACATGATTAACGTGCGTATGGTACATTTAAATTTAGAGTTATCCGCTAGACTGCGAATTAAACTAATCAAAGAAATGATGACGCAATGGGAAGAGCTGGCCAAGTTCAGTAAAAATCCTATTATATGTTCAACTACTATGCGACATGACCAAGATGCTTTTCTTAAACTACATGAACGGGCTGGTTACAGCATTAGAGGTAGCTATGCCTATAAAAAAGTAAGTGCTTAACAAACTCGCCTGCCAATTCGTTGATGCCTGGATTAGAAAACGGCAAAATCATTCCAGTTCTTGATAGCACTTGCGGCCGCTTAACTTTAATCTAATGTGCTACGCAACATCCAAATTGACTTTTCTATGTCCAAGGCTTGGTCTTGTGCGTAGTTACTGATTTCTTCTAGACCTTCATCACTGGCAATTATAATCAGTGCTTTATAATCTTCTAGTAAATGTTCCAAGTCCATCATCACAGTTTCTAATAACTCATCTGCTTTGCCTTCAATGGCATCTGTGGGTATTGTACTGTCTGCTACAACTTCTGTGATATCGCAGGGCATGTATTCTTGCATGGTGCGTAGTAGTTCACCAATCTTATCAATCTCTGCTTGTCTACGTTCATAGACACCCTGTAGTAGTTTATGGTCACTGCGGAAATTGCGACCTGTGATGTTTACATGTGCCGCATGACTTCTAAAATAAGCAACAAAGTTATTTTTAAAGAGTTGTGTTAGTAGTTCTGCTGTTGTCATATTATTGTCCTGGTGCTATGGGGCTTAAAATTCTGCTTGCGGCTCGTTGTCTAACGCCTGATTTGACCAACGCTTCTAAGTGCGCTCTGCCGCCGTAGATATTTATAGTGCGCTGATCATCACTTTGTAATAGGTTACTGGCTTCCTGTGGACTTAATGGAGCAGGAGTAGGACGGTTTAACATCATCTGTTGTGCTTCTACCATTCTGTTTTTTGCACGACCACTGGTTAATTCTGGTCCTGCTTGTTCTAAGTATGGTGCGGCTTCGTATAAGTTATAGGCCATACCTGCAGGACCGGCTACTCTAGCGGCACCTTTCAATATTGGACTAACAATTTTCATTGCTTGACTGCCATAACCTGGTACTGCTTTGAGATATTCCGCGGCTTTTGCGGCAAATTCTGGATTAGCAGCCTGTGCGGCACGACCTTCTGCAGAATTTAACCAACTGCGAACAGCGTTATTGCCACCGCCACCGGTTTTTGCTCCATATAGTTCAGTGAGTTTTTGGCTGACTTCAGGAGTTGCGCTTTTACTCATTTGTATGTATGGTTCAATGGTAGTAGTTGTTGGCGCACCACGCACTGGTGTTGTGCTAGGAGCACCTTGACTCAGTACTTGACTGCCAACGTTTTTACTAGCTTCTAAGGCTTTGTATTTGTCATAGGCACCCATGGCACTTTGACTTGCAGCCACAGGAGGAATACCAATTGTAGCCATGCCTATTGCATCTGCCAATGGCGCCATTATAGGACTTGCTTTGTATATATTGGCCACGTCGCGTCCACCCTGGATCAAACTTTGTGCCAATGGTCTAGCAACAGAAAAAGCATCCCGGCCCAGCTGGCCAGCACCAGTTGCACCCATACCATAACCTGTTACCGCGGGAGCAACTGCACCTAACAATGCACCTTCACTGGGTGCAACTGGTCCTGTGGGTGCTGTGGGCGTTGTGGACTCCGGCTCCGGAGCTTCTTGGGCCAAGAACGCATCAACATCAAAAGCTTTAGCGGGTTCGCTGTCAGTTTCTTTTTTTTCTTCTTGGGCTAAAAATGCATCCGGATCAAAGGCCATGTTAATCTCCTGCTCTTTCTAGTTTCAAACGCACACCGTCTGCCCTAGGATCTTTAGGATTCTTTTTGAGCCATTCAAATGCTTCTTTTTCTTTAGCATTAAACGGTTTATAGCGTGGCTCTTGTCCAACTTGCAAACGCTCATTGTCAATGCCATTACGCATGGTAGTTTTAAATATTTCAGCGTTGCGTTTAAATTCTTTTTCGCTGATGTATGGATCATTCAATGCGGCAATGGCAGTTTCTGCTCGCATACCTTCTGCTTCACTGATACTGCCTGTACCACGTAGGCCATTGTATGCTTCCATGAACGCTTTGCCTTTTAACTGTTCGTATTTTGTTTTGAAGTTACGTGCATCTGTAGTTGGCGCACTCCAAATACCAGTTAAAATATTTGGCATGCCGATAACATCACTAAAGCCAGGATGTGTTAACACATCATCAATGACTTTTAATGCTGATGCTGTGGCTCTTTCAGTCTTGGGCAATGCAATACGCATGTCTGCTAATTTTTTGCTTTCTTCTTTGGCGCCAGTTTCTGCTACTTCACGCTGAGACTTTTCAATTTCTTTTTGCTTTTGTATGTCTGCCAACGTTGGACGTGCGCTTGGAGCAGGTTGTGCTTGTGGTGCTGCCATTGCTGGAGTTGCTGTTTGAGGAGCAGCCATGGCAGGCGCAGTGCCTGGAGCAACTGGTGCAACTGGTGCTACAGCTTGTGGTGCAGCCTGTTGTGCTTGTGGAGCAACTGGTGCTACAGCTTGTGGAGCAGCCGCTTGCGTTCCAGCACTTGCTGCCTGTGGAGCTGGCTGTACCTGCATTCTTTGTCCTGCTAAACTACCATCTGGCGACAATCCCATTTCCTGCATGGTTAGAGTAGGCAAACCTTCTGCTTGTAATGCTTTGTTGTAATTTGAAAATATATCCAAACGGTCTTTAAATGTAGCCTTAGACAAATCATTGGCCAAACCTTGCTGAAGAACTTGCAAGCGATTAGCTTGTTCAGTGGTCATGTTTTCTCTACGGAAGCCTTGCTTTTGTTCAGCGGCTTGTTGAGCATCAAGTGTGCGTCGTGCTGTTAATGGTTCATTGCCTTTATATACTTCATTTGTTTTGGCATTAACAATACGAGTTTGACCTTTGTCATTGTGCTGTGCTTGATATAAGTTGCCAGCTTTGTCATTGAAAAACTCAGCAGTTGTGCTCCATTTACCTTGACCAGCACCTGCGGCCGCTGTAATCAATTCTTCTGGAGTTAGTGCTTTACCTTGGTCATTAAAGCCTTCAATTGGTGCGCCATTTGCACCAACCTTGATCAAATAACCTTTACCATCTGCGCCTGTGACAATCTTATCAGTACCGATACCAAGCTTACTGGATTCTTCATCACGCAGTGCTGTCATACCCAATGCGCCAAATAATATATACTTGCCCCAACTGCCATCTTTTTTACGCTCTGTCATCATTCTAGCAAGTTCACTGGGAGTCTTAGTGCCTAATTCTGCCTGTGCTTTAGTTTGTTCACGTTGTTGTGTGATCAAGTCAGCGGCACGGTTACGAGCACGTTCACGTAATGCTGGAGGTACAGTTTCATCTGTGCCCATCTTCATTAATGCTGAAGGATCGTTTTGTGCTGTTTGATATTGATCAATAAAGCCTTGGCTTGACGCAGGCTTGGCTTCTGGTTTAGCCAAACTATACATATTTTGTGGTGCAGGTGCAGCCTGTGTTTGTGCTTGTGCTTGTTCAGGACTTACCGGAGCTGCCTGTTGAGGAGCTGCCTGTGGTTGTTGTGCCTGAGGAGCAACTGGCTGTACTGGTTGTGGTCGTTGTTGTGCGGCGCCACTGGCTGGTGCGGCTTGTCCGCCTAGTCTAGAATCTACAATACGACGAACATTGTCATAGCCACCATTGGCTTTTGCGGCTGCTTCACTGATCTGTCCTGTTTTTAAATAATTGCTGAGACCTTGTGCGCCTAGGAAGTGAGCGGCACCTAAGTTCTGTGGAGTAGGTTCAATGCCTAGGTTCTGTAAGTATCTAGCGTTTTGCTGTGTATAAGCATTTTGTGCCTGTGTTTGTTGCTCAGGCGTTGTCTGTGTAATATCTTCTGGCAACGTTGGATCTAATTTGCGAGCATCTTGATAACCAGCCGCAGTCATACCATATGTGCCGTAGGCTGTGCCTTTGTTTCTATCGTGGTAGCCAATATCAGGACGGTTGTCACTTTCTTGACGTGCTATGTCGGCATTGTAGTCTTCGGGCGCAACAGGCATATTGCGGCTTTGAATTCGCGGAGTCTGCACAGGACTTGTTTGCGCAGGAATTTCTTGTTTGGTTTCAATGGTTCTACTACCATTTTCATAGGTAATAACTTTTTGTTCTTTGACAGCAGTTTCATCGGCACGTTTGGCTTCTGCTTCTCTACGTTTGCGTTCTTCTTCTTCACGCTTTCTACGTTCTTCTTCCGTTTCCATGCCCGCGGGCATTACAGGCGCAACCGGCGCACTATAATCTGTGTATTCGTCATAGCCTCCATAATTGCCCATTGCGTCATATTGTGCCATCATTTATTCCTTAATTAAAACTTCCATGGAAGCGCAACGCTGGCGCTCTTACCACTAGTGCTGGTGCCTGTTGGGCCCATGTTATTATAACTTGAACTTGGTGCACCGTAGGCTATGTTAGCCAAACGACCATATGCATCCATGGGCACGTTTGCGGCTCCTAGAATTTGATTGGCTGCTGATATAGCACCTGGCAATGCTTGTCCACCGTAGCCCATTAAGCTGGTAGCGGCACCTTGTCTTTGTTGTGCAACTTGATTGGCAACCTGTGCGGCAATCTGTGCTTGTTGGCCAGCGTTTGCGCCTGCCATTTGTTGTCCTGCCAGTGCTTGACGTGCTGAACCCAACTGTCCTGCTCCACCAAAACCTATGCCTTGGTTAGTTACGTTTTGTTGATACTGTGCCTGCGCAGGTGCAAGTGCAGCCTGTATTTGATTCTGTTCATAGTCTTTGCCGAACAGGCCTTGTAGGCCACTAACGCCTGTGCGTAGTGCTGATTCACCGGTTTCACCTAGTGTCTGTTGAACTTGTCCTGCTGTACCAGCTAGGTTTTGTCCTGCTTTATACATGCCCGGCAAGTTTTGTTCATATATGCCTTTGGCGCCACCTACGATGTCTTTGTACGTTGGAGCAATGACATTTGTATAAAAGTCACTTTGTGCTTTTACATATTCACGCTGTTCCGGACTTAGCGTTGGTATTGATTGACTACTGCTTTTTCCCATTCCCATGATTAATTTCCTTTATTTTTATTATTTAGCATAATTAAGCCAAGCCCTTGCTACGTAAGAATGCATCACGAGCCTGAGGATCTAGGATGCTCAAATAACTTTGTTCTGCTGGGCTCAATTGAGGATAGCTGGGCTGTCCTTGTAATATACTCAAAGCACTTTGGAACGTTGCAGGTTGTGCTATGTTCTGTATGCCCCATGGTGTCTGTGGCGCTGTGGGCACTGTGTTGTATGCTGTTGCATTAAAGGCGTCGCCTGTTTGTAATGCTCTACCTGTGCCCCAATAGAATTTACTTTGGACATCATTGGTTGTATTGTAAAACGGTATGGATTCAATCATGCCAGGATTTAGATATTTGCCGGCTTTGCCTGTTGTGGGAACAACTGGTACCGTTGGGCCTGGGCCTATAGGAACTACTGGAGTGGCTACACCGCCGTCTCCGCCTCCATCACCACCTCCATCACCACCTCCATCGCCGGTATCACCCGTGTCTCCAGTATCATCTCCGGTATCATCTCCGGTATCATCACCAGTGTCATCGCCAGTGTCATCACCAGTGTCATCACCAGTGTCATCGCCAGTGTCATCGCCAGTGTCATCACCAGTATCATCTCCAGTGTCGTCTCCTGTGTCATCACCAGTATCATCACCAGTATCATCTCCAGTATCATCTCCAGTATCATCTCCAGTATCATCACCGGTGTCATCTCCTGTGTCATCGCCGGTATCGTCTCCACTGTCGTCTCCGGAATCGTCACCCGAATCATCTCCACTGTCACCAGTATCACCAGTATCACCAGTATCGCCAGTATCGCCTGTGTCACCTGTGTCACCACCGGCATCACCACCTGCGTCACCACCTGCGTCACCACCGGCATCACCTCCGGCATCACCACCTGCGTCACCTCCGGCATCTCCACCAGCGTCTCCGCCACCTCCGTCGCCACCACCTCCATCACCACCACCGCCATCTCCTCCGCCACCTCCGTCGCCTCCACCTCCATCACCACCACCGCCATCATCAAATTCCATTAAACCTGTGTATGGATTGACAGCGCCGGATCCGCCATGTTCTTTTAACAAGTCTACTTCATCTGGATTGATGTGAGCCACAATGGTATCTTCACCGCGTCCGTGTTTAGCCAGTTCTTTAGCTAGGCGTGCTAGATCAGCGTCACTTAGTGTGCTGAAATCAATTTGGTTCTGTTTTTTCTTCATGGGGGTGATGTCCTGTCTTATTGCATATTTATGCTAAAATTTTGATCAATATATTGGACCAAAGTCTGGATCACGTTTGAACTTTTCCACGTAGGCTTTCCATGACATGGCAAAGTCTTCGCAGGTAAACAAACTGATTAGTTCTTTTTGTTTAACATAGTTCTCAGGATGTGAGGCCTGTGTTTTGTTGATCAATGTGGCATACTGACCGGCTAGGGGCAAACCAAATGCTTCTAAAGTCTTGGCGGCTGTCTTCAATGTGTTTTGACTACCAGCTACATCATCTACCAACAGTATAGGTAATCCTATGGCGCGGCCTTCTGTAAAGTTTAATAAGCCGTAGACCTTACGTGCTTTCTTTAAACTGATCATTGGTGTGCCCAAGATAGTTGCCATGGCCAAGCCTAGGGGAACTCCAGCATCTTCACATGCTCCAATTTGCACGTTTTTGTCGGGCAGTTTATCTATCAACAGTTCAGCCGCGGTGAACACAAACTTGGGATCAAACATACAACGGCGTAGATATATCTGCCATGTGTAATTTGTATTGGCTCGCTTGCCCGGCAACTTGTGGCCACCGGGTGCTACTCTGTATACTGCACGATGTTCTATTTCGTCACGTAGGTATTCCCACTTGGCGGCTTGTGCCGCTTGGGTGGCTATGTTCTGCAATTCTTGTGCTCTTTGACTATTCATTTCTTTTCCTTTTCTATTAAAATTTAACAACTTGAACGCTAATGTTTCTGTTGCCTAACTTGCTCTGTGAAACTTCACAGGCTCCAGTATCATTTATCACTCTAAACAACAAATCTACCCTGTACAAATAATAAGCACTGCCAGGATTGTCAATTACGTTGGAGAACACAGTTTCTTCCACGGGCAGTGTGGCTGTGCCTATGGCCACGGCATATTGATAAGTTTGTAGTGCCACAGTTTGATCATAGAAATATTGAAACTCTGTATTGGTCAATGTCAATGCCGGCACAGCCACGTATCTGTTAATGGCCACAGTATACTCTAGAGTTGTTGTCGCTGTGGCAGTGTATGTTATGGTGTTGTCCATTTGAGCACTGATGAACACACGATCCAAATTACCATTGACAGTGACATTGCTGGCACAGTCTGTGGTATTCCAATATACGCTGCCGGGAAAGCCTGGACTTACACCCACCACAGGAGGTTGTAGTGTATTGCTGACTTTGATTGATCCACCGGTGCTGGTACCCGCGTTGGCAATGTCCACAGCACTTTGCAGTGTCACTGTGCTTTCAGTGCAGGCCACAACCCCGGGCCCTGTATACAATCCATTATAATATGCGCTGCCAAATATCAAAGGCAGTGTGCCTAGTTCAAAGGGCGGTGTGGGCTGTGCTGTGGCAAAGGTCACTATAATAGTTCTTGCATCCTGCCAAGCTATTGTGCCAATTGCAATGGGTGCAACATATAGTACCGCAGGAGGTAAATTGTAAAATGTCACAGCACCCTGCACTGCACCCACATTGGCCACGGTAAGGGGAACTATCCATGGCGTATTGATTTCATCATAGTCAACGCTGACCAGCGCACCTGCGGCTATGTTAGTGCCATATACATATTGTCCTATGGCAATCTTACTAGGTATATTGGCATCATTTTGTCTTAGACTGCCGGGATCACTGACGGTAAGTTCTGTGCTACCACTGGCACCATGCCCGGGTGTGGTATAGCCTGCCACCGTACTGGGCTGACGCACATTGCCACGTAGCCATGCTGTGAAACTGTCATTGAAGCCAGAGAAGTTTTGCCCTAGGCCTGATGGGCCACTCAGCGCATAGTTGATGGCCTCAACTAGACTTTCACTGTCCTTACGTGCATATTCAACTGGAAACTGTGCCATTAACGATCATCCTCTACTTGTGTATACTGCCACGTGATGCCTGTGACCATCCATATTTGTTGATTACTGCTGTTGCTCATGTTAACGCTGTTGACGCGATAAGCATTTTGATTATACTGCATCCATGGATATTCTGTGTCACTGCTGATCACGCCTGTGTTAACACTCGCAGGAGCTTGTCCCACGCTGTTAGCACCTTTGAGAGTGACGCTGAGATCACCTATCAAATTGGTTGACACTGTGCCACTGAGCGTCTGCGGTCCAGCTGTTGTGCCCAACCAACTAACACTGGTAGTGGTACAGGTAGTCACAGTCTTTACACCATTGAAGCCATTGGGACTAACGTTTTCAATCAGTATGGTATCACCTGAGTTGAAGGGTGCGCTTTCCTGTTCTGCAAATGTCACTGTGTTGTAAGTGCCATCCGTTGACGCTGTTAATGTAGTAAAGCTGGCTGCACTGATTGGAACTTCATTGTTGTTCAAGTTCACAAACTCTGGCAGTATCCTATGCACCAGCAACTTACCACTGTAGTCATTCAACAGTTTTAAGTTGTCACGTTCAAAGTAACTGCTGATTAGTCCATCAGGATTTTCTGTGGTTGATAAGAAAGCATAACCTTGATCCTTCTGCACAATCTTCTGCGCTGATTCTCCTCTAGCATAGATCACTGTTCTACTAGCAGGACGGTATAACCATGTGCCTGTCGTTGGACTATAGAAACGCACAGGACTTTCTGCGGCTGCTGTGGCTGCTGTAACATCACGGGGAGCATTCCAACAGTCTAGGTCATAACGATATGAAATCATCTTGTTGGGCACACCATACGTAGTGATAGCCACTGTTAGGCCTGTTGTTGTACCGGCCGTAGTTGTTATAGCACTACCGTTTGCTGTTGCGCTTAGTGTAAACGTTGTTGATCCGTTTGTGGCAATGATATAATAGGTTGTAGGACTTGTGTAGCCTGTTATTGAACCAGATCCGGATAACGTGCCGCTGATCGTAATAGCTTGCCCTAGAACCAACGTAGTAGCATTACAGCTAAACTGACCTGCTGTACCTGCTATAGCAACTCCACTTAGATTATTATAAGCGGCAGCATCCACAGTAGGATAATATATCTCAATTTGGTTACGCTGTGTGTTGGCCTGCATGTAAATTCTATCTGTGTAACGTTGATCAATTTGATTAAAGAACCAATTCTTTACACGTTGATTACCCAAGCCCACGAACTGTGTACCATCAAAGGCCCATACGTCTCTGGCATCAATACCATAGATAACTTTGTCTGTGTTAGCAAAACAGTTTGCCGATAATAATCCTCGTCCTTGATTAAACAATCTAACACCTAGGATAGGAGCATTGGTAGTTGTATAGTTGATAGGACTGAACACCACTGTGTCCCAATAACTGCATAGAAACAACTGACCATTACAAGGGAAAGCATCTAGGCTGGCTCCTCGCAGTGGAACTTCAAGTTGGTTGGCCACGTTCAATATGGTAGGTGTCCATGTTAAAGGAGCAGTCTCAAGTCCAAAGTTCTGGCTCCACTGTACGGTAACAGGATATTCTTCTGTTTGTCCAGTGGTCTTATTTGTAGCTGTTAAGTTACCTGCAACTAGAATACTACCAACGTTGGGTGTATTGTATAAGCGCATCCATCCTGCGTGTACTGCACTCCAATTGGGATTATAGTTCCATGAATATTCCGGTGCCACTGTGCCTATACTGTTGCCAGGATATACTGTGCCGATACCATTGGGAGCGTTAAAGTTTATTGTTGATGTGGTCGCTGATACAACTTCAAAGACACCATTAAAGTAATTGTTGACGTTGGCGATCTGTATATTTTCTCCTGCTGTAAAGGGCGCTGATGGCTGTGTTTGGTCTAAGGTAATTTGATATTCTGTATTACTAATGTAGGTAATGTTTGATATGCCCATGGGTATTTGATTACTGTACATGATCATGCGAGGTAATTCTGGACCCACCGTGCCTGCTGTTGTCTGTGCGCCCCATGTGCCTGTTAATGCATAACTCACGCTGGTAGTGGTTGATGCAGTGACTACATATGTGCCTTGATACTGCGCCGGCACAATGGTTGATACTGCAATGGTTTGTCCCACGTAGAAAGGAAAGTATACAAATGTCAGGCCTGTAGTAGCACCTGGCAGTGTAGTAACTGCTGTGCCACCTAGTGTAGTGCTCAATGTGAATTCATTAAAGCCATTTGTTGCTATAATGAAATATGTTGTGGGAGTAACATAACCTGTGATTGCCGGAGGCTGAATGCTGAATGTGAGTCCAGTTGTAGATCCCACTGTGGTAACTATGGCCGCTCCACCTGTGGTCTTAAGCGTAAACAACGTGGATCCATTGGTAGTGGCAATCACGTAGGTAGTGGGATCACTATAAGCTGTGATCGTGCCCGTGCCTGAGAGCGTACCCGATACGATGACTTGCTGTCCTACCAACAGTGTAGTTGCCGCACAGGCAAATAAACCTGCGGTATTCACAATGCCTACACCAATTGTGTAAGTTAGTCCTGTGGGCGTACCTGCTGTGGTAACTATGGCCACACCTGCGGCAGTTACCAGCGTGAATGTTGTTGTGCCATTAGTAGCTGATATTCTATATGTTGTGGGATTGGTATAGCCTGTGATTGTGCCGGTGCCACCCAATGTGCCGCTGATCGTAACTGTTTGTCCCACGCTGAGTTGTGTGCTAGTGCAGGAGAATTGACCTGCTATACCTGTAATCTTTACGCCTGATATAGTTGCAGTGGGCACAACCACAGGTGTAGTTATGGCGCCACTGACTGTGACCTTTTGATTGACCTTGAGTTGTTCACCACTGCTGTAACTAAACTTACCTTCAGTGTTGGTAATAGTCACAGTGGCCAAAGGAGTTTGTTGAGCAAAGCCCAAGGTAGCTGTGCCGGAACCTGATGTCGCTGATGTAGTCACTATTCTATATGCCGTGTCTTCTGGCCAGAACATGGGAGGATTCTGTGCGTCATTGAAGAAAGGCACTGTGCCGCTCCATGATTCTGTGATGTTCTGTCCCTGTGTATATGTGCCGGCACCGTTGACAGGAGTAATGTCATACCATAGATAGTTACGTGCGGCATACCATTTACCATCTTCCTGTGCAATGATAGTCCAGAAACGGCCATCCTGTCTAAAGCCTGAACTGATGTAAGTGGGTGTGCCTGGTGTGGCCTGCGCTAGAATATTTTGATCGCCACTGACGCTTCTAATACCTCTAACATCAGTTTCCACGTTTAAGCCAGCATTGAATTCATTAGGCCCCAAGGCCGCACTGGGCACGTCGGGTGTAAATGACATTTTCGCAAAGGGTACGCGAACTTCGTTGAGACTACTGTTTATTTGTTTTGGCATCGTGGATTCCTATTATTACATTATTTATAGTTTTTTACTTAACACAGTAAGAAAGACTTTGTTTGAATTTCCGTGGTGTTAAACTGTGCTTCTAATGAAAGCAAAGTCCTCACAGTTAAACAACTTGTTTAATCTACGCACCTGTGCTCTGGCATTGCCTTCGTTGGTGTAACTGAGTTTCATGTATTTTCTACGCTGTGGACCCAAGCTTGCATGTTGTATTCTAATGTTCACTGGTTCGCGCCGGTATACTATAATATAACAATCTTCAGCGCTGAGCAAGTCATAGCTGGTGCCATGGTCTGTGGTCATGGTTTTGATTATTTTGGGTGCTGGTCTTGCCATTATACGTCCTTGAATCTTGTGTTGAACTGTGGATACTGTAGACAAAATGCAAATGCATCTTGGTCTTCCATGACTGCCCACATGTATTTGAACTGCCAATCTATGCCAGTTTGGAATGGATGTCTAGTATGAAACTCTCTTAGGGCTGTGTGTAAATCTGTGTGCTCTAAAGGTATACCTTCGTATTCTATGCTTTGTGTGATCTTTTTCATAGTAAGGGATTTCTTTTATTTGTGGGTTTGAGCTCAAAGTGTTCAGGGTTACAGCATCGTTGGTTATGACAGGTAAGTTTAACTTGATAATCACTGACGTCTTGGTTATTGACATCCATCCATACCAATCTACGTGCCTGTGACATTTGTTGGTTTGAATTCTTCCAAGCGCCCATGAGTGCTCCTGTGGGACTCATTGCGCCCCGCCAATTACGGCATCCACGAGCATCTGGTGTAGTATCAATCTTTGACCATAACAATGTGCTGTTCCAACCCCA